AAAGTGGCAGCGGTAATCTTACCTCGTAGTGGTCTTGGGCATAATCATGGTATCAAACTCGGCAATAGTGTTGGCTTAATTGACAGTGATTTTACGGGAGAACTTAAAGTGTCAGTAAAGAATACAGGTACTGGTGTGTACAAGATTAATCCACAAGACCGCATTGCTCAAATGAAGTTTATTCCAATAGTGCGAGCAGAGTTTATTGAAGTGGAGGAATTTAGCGCAGTGACTGAGCGTGGTGCAGGTGGCTTTGGGAGTACAGGTAATGATTAGTACAACAGCTTATATTTTAATTAGCACTCTAATTTCACAAGGTAATGTGACACAAAGCACATCAACATTTGCAGACAAGGTATCATGCGAATCAGCGGCAGTTAGACAGGACTTTGTTCTTAAATCTATGGGTACTCACTTTACTCGCTGGGATTTAACCTGTCATCCTTATGCACTTAGTGGAGAGAAGAAATGAAACTAAAAGTTAGTGAGGATGAGCTCTACCCAATATATGATATAGGTGATGGGTTTGGTAGAGAGGTTGAGGTTAGTGAAGAGTTTTTTAAAGAGTTTACAGAGGTGATGGATAAGTTCTGGAATATGCAAATAGAGTTAGAAGAACTATATCGTACTGCACCTGATGAGAAATCTCCTTATACTTTTGGTACTATGCCTGAGTTTACGTGTGATGAGGTGGAGAAAGATGAGGTTGATGAAAGAGGCTTACTGATATTTAATGTAAAAGATAGATACAACTTCTCGTGGGAGGACAAAATATGAAAGTAACCCTAGTGCAAAGCACACCCAACCCCGAAGAACACATCGGATTACTGGCAGGAATATGCTACGGTAAGACAGGTGAACAATCACCAGAGCAGTGCATTAAGAGAGCCTATCACTGCGTGACTAAAGGTCATCTATCTACACTACGCTTTGCTCATGCGACATTCTTAGTTGCAGACATTAGCCGTATCTGTAGTCACCAGTTTGTTCGCAGTAAGCATTTGGATTTCTTGCAACGTAGTCAGAGGTATTGCAATGAAGGTGAAGTAGCAGTGGTTATACCAGAATCAATTGAGTTTAAACTAGGTGACAAAGTAAATAACGCTGTGCAATCGTTAGCGTATCTATACCAAGAATTATTAGATGCGGGAGTTAAAAAAGAAGACGCAAGGTTCATTCTTCCACAAGGCACGGCAACAGAATTACTGGTAGTCGGTAACTTCCAAGCGTGGTATGACTTTATTAAACTGCGCAGTGGTAAAGAAGTGCAGTGGGAGATACGCGCAGTGGCACATGAGATTAACCAGCAGCTACATGGAATTGCACCAAATATTTTCAAGGAGCTTGAGCATGAATAGGCTATGCGAGGTATGTAACTTAATCAAAGAAGAGTCAGCCTTTAAAACAGATAGTACAATATGTAAGAGATGTGCAGTAGTAGCAGGAGTGCAAGACAGCTTGCAAAGACGCAAGCGCAGGGACGTTAGTTCACTAGACAACAAGATGTGTAGAAAGTTTTTACAGAACCATTTAATAAAACCGACAGGTTGGGAGTTAACATTATGAGTAAAATATCAGGGTTTGAGCCAGAAAAATTACTAATAGAAGGCGACCCGCATCCATATAACAATCCAGATATGGGTATTGTTGAGTTAGCTTTTATTAGCCCCGGAATAGAGTTATGGGCGTTTATTAATGCACTCAAAAGGATTGAAGATAGCTGTTTAGAAAAACTAGAGCGTTACCCTAATGCAAAACCTTCTAGAATATTTATAGGCACTAAAGAACGAATGCATGAAGACGGAGTAAAAACCGTATTATACGCTTGCGTATCTCAAAGACTTTGTAGCAGTACAGATACTGAGGAGACATTATGAACGACAAACCTAAAACAATTTACGATGCATACACACAGGGGCAATTATACATGGGTGACTCAGTACACGAAGCTAAAAAAGAAGACATGGTTAACGAGCCTCCACACTACAAAAATGGTAAAATAGAATGTATTGTTGCGATGGAAGCAATGCTTACGCCCGAAGAGTTTATTGGGTATCTGCGAGGCAACGCCTTTAAGTATATGTGGCGGTACCGAAACAAAGGTAAAGCACATGAAGACTTGCAGAAAGCGCAATGGTACCTGTCTAGATTAGTATTTATACATAACGAAAAATAACATGGCAACAGAAGACGGAAACACAGACCTCGCGTCACTGCATGAGGAGATGATGCGAGATAAACTTATCGCAGATATTTGTAGAGAAGCCGCAAAGATAGATACAACTAACCCCACCGGACTTTGCTGGACGTGCGGTGACTTTATAGGATACAAGAGGAGATGGTGTGATAGAGAATGCGCGGATATATTTGAAGCCGAAAATAAGAAAAATCGGTAGTTTGTGGGTCTGCTACACAGAGTGGAAGTCTATACCCTGTACTGCTTCAACGCCTCAGAAGGCTTACATGAGATGGATATGCAAAAATGAGCGTACCTAGTTTTACTTATAGTTCACTGAGCAGGTTTATTACCTGCCCTAAGCAGTACGAAGCACATCATGTTTTAAAGTATATCCCTTTTGCAGATACCTCAGCTACGCTGTATGGAAAAGATTTGCATCTTGCGGCTGAGAACTACATAGGTAAAGGTGAGGCACTCCCAGAGCGATTTATATTTGTTAAGAAGTTCCTTGATACTATCAATAACATCAAAGGCAGAAAGCTTTGCGAATATAAACTCGCGGTGGCGAAGGTAGGTACTGAGTATGAGTTCTGTGATTATGAAGCACCTAATAGGTACTGGCGTGGCATTGCAGACCTTGTCATCGTAGACGCAGATGCTAAGAAAGCGTATATTGTGGATTATAAAACAGGCAAGTCAGCAAAGTATGCAGACACTAAGCAACTAGCACTACTAGCGGCGGCGGTGTTCCTAGAGTTCCCGTATGTTGAGGCTATCAAAGGGATGCTACTCTTCGTAGTAGCTAACGAGATGGTAAAAGAAGAATATACATATGAGAATAGATTGGGTATTTTTGATAAACTAGCACCTGTATTAGCGCAACGGTCAGTAGCCTACGAGACGGGAGTATTTAATCCTATTCCTAACGGGCTATGCAAAAAGTGGTGTCAGGCTACACGGTGCATTCATAACGGTAACTATAAGGAGGGGTAATGCCCTACAAAGATAAGAAAGACAGAAACATTAAACGAGAATATGAACTAGAGAAGACTCGCCCTGGGGCGCATGAAGCTAGAATGGAGAGACAACGTGCTCGCCGTGCATATGATAAAGCGGGTATTGACCGCACTGGGAAAGACATAGACCATATCAAAGGCGTTAAAGCGGGTAACGGTAAAGACAACCTACGTCTTAGAGACCCAGAAGTAAATCGTTCGTTCCAACGCAACAGTGACCACACTATGAAGAAGAACGAACCGCCAAAGAAAGCTAAACCTAAGAAGAAATAATATGGAAGTATCCGTAAAGTCAGTGCAGATTATTGCAACGGAGTCTGGTTTACCTGAGAGTTTAGTAGAGCGTCACATAGACGCTCTATGTACCATGACTCTTAGAACGCGTATTAGTGAACGGAAGATGTGCCTAAACAAAGTAAGAGCATGGTACTTTAATAGAAGTACGAATAAGCCTCAGCTATTTGAAGTATTAGAAGATAAATGATTCGCCCCCTTAAGGGGCTGTATGGAGTGACAATGGAAATACAAGTTATTCAAGATAAGGTCTTGTCTATCAAGACCACTAACCCCGATGCTATTACAAGCGTCATTACAAAAAGTAAAATTAAAGATATTGATTTTGGTACGGTAGATGTGTGGGTAAACTTTGGGTTAGGTGAAGCGCATATCCTAAACAACATAGGTATTAAAAACGTGCCTTCACCTATTCGCACACAGTATACGTGGACAGGGATGTATAAACCCTTTGACCATCAGCGAGTAACATCAGAGTTTCTAACACTTAACCGAAGAGCCTTTTGCTTAAATGAGATGGGTACGGGAAAGACTAACTCTGTTATCTGGGCGGCTGACTATCTAATGAAACTCGGTGTGATACGCCGTATGCTTGTGATTTGCCCTCTATCTATTATGGATGCAGCATGGCGCAAAGATTTATTTAAGACAGCTATGCATCGGTCAGTTGAGATTGCACATGGTAGTAGAGAGAAGCGTGCTCAGATTATTAAGGGTAATGCAGAGATAATAATCATAAACTTTGATGGTGTTGAGATAGTAGAGAAGGAGATTGCTGAAGGCGGGTTTGATTTGATTGTAGTAGATGAAGCTACGCATTTAAAAAACGTATCGACTCGTAGATGGAAGACGATGAATCGTCTAGTTACTGCAGACACATGGCTCTGGATGTTAACGGGTACACCTGCAGCGCAGTCACCAGTAGATGCGTACGGACTAATTAAACTGGTTAACCCTAAGCAAACACCCAGAGCGTTCAATGCATTTCGAGATATGGTGCAGATACGCACGTCACAGTTTACGTTTAAGAACCGACCCGATGCAGAGCAGATAGTACACAGCTTTATGCAACCTGCAATACGGTTTACTAAAGAAGAATGCCTAGACCTACCAGAGCTAACGTATCAGACAAGAGATGTACCGCTATCTCCGCAACAAGAGAAGTATTACAAGATGCTCAAGAAAGAGATGCTCATGCAAGCGGCAGGAGAAGAGATTACTGCGGCTAATGCGGCGGTTGCTTTAAACAAACTATTGCAACTTTCATCTGGGGCGGTGTATTCGGATACTGGAGAAGTGATTGAGTTTGATGTGAAATCTCGTGCGGCAGAACTGCTGGACATTGTAGCTGAGACATCTCACAAGACGATTGTGTTCGTGCAGTTTAAACACACCATAGAGATAGTAGAGAGAATATTATTAGATGTAGGCTACAGTGTGGGAGTTATTCATGGTGGCATTAACGCAAACAAACGCTCTGAATTATTCAACGCATTCCAGACTTCACCTAACCCGCAGATTCTGGTTATCCAGCCGCAAGCGGCGGCGCATGGGGTAACTTTGCACGCGGCTAATACGATTGTATGGTGGGGCGTCACACTTTCACTGGAGACATATAAGCAAGCCAATGCACGTATTCACCGTGCAGGGCAAGTAAACAGATGTAGCGTGGTGCATCTTGTAGGTTCACCCGTAGAGAAGAAAGTCTTAAACGTATTAGAAGATAAAGGTGCGGCTCAGACTAAGTTATTGGATTTGTATAAAGATATTATCAGTTGACACAAGGGTTACAAGGGTGTACAATATAATCTCTTTCAAAGAAAGGCACGAGGAATCACATGAGTACAGTAAATGTAGAACAACTCGTCAAAGCTTACATAAAAATGAGAGATGCAAGACAGCAACTGCAACGAGAGTTTGATGAAGCAGACGATAGAATTAAACAGCAACAAGATGCAGTACAACAGGCTCTACTAGAGCTTTGCAAGGAGACGGGGACAGACGGACTTAAGACCTCAGCAGGTACAGTGACACGGACGGTTAAAACAAGATACTGGACAAGCGATTGGAACAGTATGAAAAACTTTATTAAGGAACATGATGCGTTTGAACTTATGGAGCAACGAGTGCATCAGACAAACATGAAATCCTTTTTAGAAGAAAACCCTAACCTCATGCCTCCAGGCATGAATATTGATAGCAGATATGCCATAACCGTTAGAAGGAAATGATATGGAACCGCAAGATGATGAAGAAGTATTTTTGACAACTAAACAAGTAATGGGGATACTAAACTGCTCTAGGCAGTATATTTCCAAACTACGAAACACAGGTAAATTAAGTTCTTACCGCAGAGGTAATGAATACCTATTAAGTGCTAACGAAGTAAAAGCACTAATCTCTAGAAAAACTACTATTGTTAAATTATCAGGAGCAAATACACATGGCTAACGAAATGAGTTTATTTACAACAGGCGCAGCAATCCCAGCACACTTTGCAAAAAGAGAGTTGAGTGAAACTACTAAGGCTCTTATGGGCGGCTCATCTGATGCTCGCCGCATCTCAGTAAGAGGTAACATCTTCCGCTTAACTGTTGGTGGTCAAGAGGTTGCTAAGAATGAAGACCGTGCAATGAACATTATCATTGCGGCGGCGGCACCTAAAACATCACGTCAGTATTACGCAGGGACATACCAAGAAGGTGTAGTCTCTTCTCCAGATTGCTGGAGTACGGATGGTGAAGTACCTAGCCCAACTATCGAAACTCCTAAAAACCACAACTGTGCTACCTGCCCTATGAACATCGCGGGGTCTGGTCAAGGTTCTGGTAGAGCTTGCAGATATACTCACCGCCTCGCAGTATTACTTGAGAATGATATGCATGGTGACGTATACGAGTTATCACTTGCAGCAACCTCTTTATTTGGTAAAGGCGAGAACGGTAAAATGCCTCTCTTCCAATATGCCAAGCAACTAGCGGGTCATGGTATGAACGTCACTGACGTTGTAACCGAGCTTAGATTTGATACGGATTCTGCAACACCTAAGATGGTATTCCGTGCAGTACGTCCGTTAGATGAAAAAGAGATTGAGGTTGTATTAGATAAAGCTACTTCACTGGAAGCAATCCAGGCAATTACTACCAGCTTCTCAGCAGCTAAAAAAGAAGAGGCTCCAGTCCCTGCACCTAAACCAGCACCACAAGGCTTATTCAAAGATGCTCCCGTTGCTGAACCCGTTGTAAGAGAGAAGAAGCCCTCAGCTACAGTAGCTAACCCAACTGACCTTGAAAGTACATTGGCTGAATGGGCTGACTAAGCACTTCCCCATTAGAAGGGGCGGATAGCACCGCCCCTTTTTTTACCCTCATTTTTAGGTATAGCCATGAACAGGATAGATTTTTTTAATACAGTAGTAGCGCAAGGGGGTTTGTATTGCGCAGTAGGGATAATCAATAAAAGAACTACCCAAGTATTCTTTAACACATTCGAGGAAGTAGAGGTTTGGGCAGACGAACAAACAGCGGCTGGAGTAGATGCCTACTTCGCTTTAGCTACCTACCATTCAAACATAAGTAGAAGTGCTAAGAATGTTAATTTGTTTAAATCGCTATGGGTGGATTTAGATATCGGCAAAGGTACTGCGCATGAAACACAGGTTACAGGTATCAGTGCTCTTAAAGATTTTTGCAAAGCAGTTAACCTTCCCAAACCAACCATCGTATCATCAGGCTACGGCTTACACATCTACTGGGCGTTTGATACTACGATTGATTACAACGAATGGAAACCCTTAGCTACTGCATTAGTTGACCGCATGATAGCTGAGAAGTTTCAAGTTAAAGATATGGGTATAACAACTGACGGTGCTCGTATTCTGCGTATCCCTCAGACCAAGAATTTTAAACGTGGTGAAGCAGTTGATGTTGAACTTATAGCACTCTCTCTTCCAAACCCCGTGCAGTATTTCAGAGATGTACTAACACCAAAAGACATATTAACCCCCCTAGCACAAGCAGAGCTCGCCGCTTCTAATGTAACGCTCAACGATACAACTCGTGCGCTACTTGGGAACATCATATACAAGTTCTCTCGTGTTATGCATAAAAGCCTTAGTGGTAGTGGTTGTGCGCAAATGGCTAATATATACTTAAATCAAAACGATATATCTGAACCTCTCTGGAGAGCAGGGCTTTCTATTGCACAGTTCTGCGTAGATAAAGAAACAGCGATACATAAAATATCTCAAGCACATGATGAATATAGTCCTGCTGAGACTGAAAGAAAGGCGTGGCTCATTAAGGGTCCACATTTATGCGAAACATTTAACACTATCAATCCAGAACTGTGCGTAGGGTGTAAGCACACTGGGAATATAACAACACCCTTGATGTTAGGTAGAGACATACTAGAAGCATCACCTTCGGATAACATCGTTACCGCAGAGAGTAAAGAGCTTGGCACAATAGATATAGAGATTCCCAAATACCCATACCCATACACTAGAGGACCTAATGGTGGTGTGTACGTTAAAAGCGTACTTGATTCCGGTGATGGGGAAGAAACTGATAAAGCATTAGTGTACGAAAACGATTTTTATGTAGTAGGTAGACGTAGTGACCCAAATGATGGTGAGGTTCTGCATATGCGTCTTATCCGTCCGCATGATGGGGTGAGTGATTTTATTGCTCCTCTTGCAACGGTAACAGCAGGGGATAAATGCCGTGAGCTTCTTTCTCATAAAGGTATCGCGGCTCATACTAATCAGATGAAACTGATTATGGCTTACCTAGTAGCGTGGACTAAGCACTTGCAAAACACAACGAAGGCAGAGCACGTAAGAGTGCAGTTTGGATGGAACTCAGATAACACATCGTTTGTTGTTGGGGCACGAGAAATGACTAAAGGTGCATTCCCTAAATACAGTCCGCCCTCAGCCACCACACAAGAAGCCGCTAAGGTGTACACTAAAGAAGGGTCGCTTGAAGCGTGGTCTAACGTAGTCAATACTTATGGGCTTCCCGGAAATGAAGTACGAGCCTTTGCATTATTCCTAAGTCTTGGTGCACCCATGTTTAAGGTGTTCTCACTAGGTGGCGCGATGCTCCACTTAACTAATGCATCATCAGGTGTGGGTAAATCAACTATCCAATATGTAGCTAATAGCGTATGGGGCCACCCTACGAAAACTATGCTGGTTAATGACGATAAGATTCTCGCTAAGTATCAGCGTATGGGTATCATTCAAAACCTTATTCTCTGTATTGACGAGCTGACTAACCTACCTGCAGATGATATCAGTGACTTAGCGTTTGGTATTACAAATGGTCGTGGTAGAAACCGTATGAGCTCTTCAGCTAATATCGAAAGAGTTAACAACACTACATGGTCTATGCCTTGCATCACGTCTGGTAACAACAGTCTACATGAGGTACTGCAAACTTTAAAGGCTGACCCAGAGGGTGAGATACTGCGTATCCTAGAGCTTGAAGTAGTACGCGCTGACTCCTTAACTAAGCAACAGTCTGACCAGCTATTTAGTAGAGACCTTATATGTAACTACGGTCATGCAGGGGATATCATTGCACAGGCTATTTTGGATAACTACGATGAATCTGTTAATGAGCTATTTGAGTGCCAACGCCAGTTCGATGTGAAGGCTAACTTACTCCAAAGAGACCGCTACTATTCTGCTCTAGTTGCAACTGCTATCTTCGGAGGTAAACTCGCAAACGAGTTAGGTATTATTAATATCCCTATGCAACCTGTGATTGACTATCTAGCTAAGAAAATAGGGCACGCAAGAAAGATAGAGAAAGTGCAGGAAGATAAAGCGTCAGCTAACTTAGGGTTGTTTATGTCAGAGCATATGCAGAATCAGCTTGTAATAAATAATAAGCCTCCTACTATCGCAGGGACACTTGGTGTACCTATTGAAACTCCTCGCGGTGCGCTTGTGATACGCAGGGAGCCAGATACGCATAGAGCCTATATCATAGCGTCAGTGTTTAAATCGTGGTGTGCGAGAAAGCAGTTGTCGTATAAATGCTTAGTAGAGGACTTGAAGAAAATCGGTATCTTACTCGACACAACTAAAGTTAGGATGTCGGCTGGTACGGTGCAGGATAGTCCTGCAGTAATTGCACTGGTTTTAGATACCACGCAGATGGGGTGAAAAAGGGGGCTTAACGCCCCCTCTCTCTTTTAATGGACTTTATCGTATAAAGTCTGGACGTGTGACAGTAGCCTACGCTCCTTTGCTTCAAGTGCTCGTACTCTCTCCGCTTTTACCACCGAAGATAAATTCTTATTACTTAGAATCTTACGAGTAGTTGCATGAATCTTATCAGTCTCAGTTTTCAAATGATTCATCTTCTGATGCACAGATTCGTTTAGGAGGCTCTTATTGCTTTCCTTGTACTTACGTGCATCCTCAAGCTTTCCTTCTTTCTTCAATCGATTATAGGTGCTGTGCGCTCCTTCAACCTCCTCACGCAAATCATAGTAAGTAGACTTACTCTGCTCCTTAAACTCCTCTGGAACAAGACCTGGTACGCTAGGGAACATCCTAGCCATTTCTCTAAAGGTGTGTTCTTTAGACGGATTATCAGAAGCTGCAACCTCCACCATATTAGACGTTTGCAGGATAGCCGTACCCACGCCACTAAACCAACCTTTCATAAAATGGTCAAACTTAATAGGTGATAACTGAGCTTCTTTTGGAAGTCCTGAGGTTGCTTCACCCACAAGTTTACCTAAAGCAGATGTACGGTCATCATACTGATAGGACGGGTCATTCTTACGCAGGCGCTCTGGAACAATAGGACGGTTCGTAAAGAAGTCATAGTTAGTTGCCTGTTGAAACCCTTCTCTAACTACAGGAGGAAGCATAGGGATACCGAATGCCGATATAATAGCCTCTCTATAAGCATCTGCTGTTTGACGTGGGTTCTCAGACTCAGCAATACCTAATTGAAATAAATGATTTCCCGTAATATACGGTAGGGAGAATACGCTTGGACGTATTGGAATAGATACCATCGAACTGCCACCAAATAACATAATGTGCGTATCTTTAAAGCGAGTATCTTCTTTGTTGAATTTATCTTTATCCTCATCATCTCCAAGCAAACCGCCGTACAACATATTATAGACAAACGCCATAAGTGCCATAGTGGTTGATGTTGTTGCAAGACGCATATGCGCACTCTTACTGTCTGCACTGGACTGATATGCAAGACCTCTCCCAGCTATCACTTGGTACGCCGCACGGTGCGCTTGGATTGCAGCTCCCATAAAAGGCGTAACTGAACGTACTTGTTCTAATACAGCTGATGCACCGCGTCTACGGAAGTTAATAATATCGAAGGCTCTCTGATAGGCAATAGACTTAGCACGAGGGTCGCCTTCAAGCTCCTTCATAGTACGCACATATACCGCTTGGCGAATAGCATTATCACCGGCCATAGCAAACTTTTCTAAAGACGACTTAAATTTACGCCATGCAGTCTTGTCTTTACTTAAGCGCGTATGATGTACGGTGTCGTATAAATGCAGAGTGCGGGAATCTCCAAGAGAATCTTTGGCACCAACCGCCCCAATAGCTTTCAAGGCTTTATGCGCTTCTGTATCTTCTTTAGAGAACGCTGTTGTCTTAAACTCTGAGAGCATCGTGGTGAATAACTTAAACGGATACTTAATCCCTGAAGAGAATGCCGCATCGTATATATCTTGAGGTAGCTGAGACAAGGTAAACGTAGGAGTTAATACGATACCACTACGCATGATATCACTGACTTTACCAATAGACTTAAGGGCAAACGGTGCAGCGGGTACACCCCTGAAAGCCACTGCCATAAGCGGGTCATCAAATCGCCAATACTGTTTTTTACCGTGAAAGTAGCATGTTATGGTATCGTCTTTGTTGGACTTAGTGCCCTGCACACGAGATACTGCACCTTCGGGTAAATAACGTCTAGCGGTGTCTATCATGTCTGTGGCTTTCTTAGCCCGTACTGCACGAGAGAAGCTTATCTGAACCCAATGCTCCATGTTATCCATCATATTAAATACTTCGCGATTAGAGCCTTTGAACTTTTGCTCCTTCATCCCTTTAATTAATGACGAGATATTAGGTTTATACTTCCCGCTAGACATATCATCAAACGTATCCTCAAGCTCATCTGACGTAGTCTTGTCTGTCATAACCCGATACATAGGTGTATAAAAGGCAGCATCCATATAAGCATCCGCTTTTTCTTTCGAGTAGAGCCCCGACTTTACAAGCACGTCAATCGTATTCTCTCTGACTTTATGCCACATCTCTTCAGCCTTTACAAACCCGTCTACTGACTTATAAGCCTCTCTTGCAGCATCGCACTCTTCTTCAGTCATACCCAGCTTAAGAGTATCTGTAATCTCACGAGATTGTTTAAAGAGCGCAGCCTTTGCAGCAGGTGTAGTTTGTTTGTTAGCTTCTACTTTTAGAGCACGCGCTTTCTCGTACTTCTCTTTCAAGCGCCCAGCTACCATATAAGATGTAAAGAACTTATGAGTCTCCTCTTCAGACCAACCATACTCAGTACCTGCATCATCAATAATCTGACGCATAGTAACTAAGTTATCAGCTTTATCTACAGCCACAAAGAAGTCGGTATTTGTATCGTACTCTAAACTACCGCATAACGCCCCTTCTGCTGATATAGATGAGTCACTAACAGTCTGTGCTTGAGAAACTCTATCTAAGAGTTTACCTATTAAATTAGGGTCGAGCTTCATACCCTCTAATGTTCTACGCACAGTGTTAATGAAGCCTGCATCATGACTGAAGAATTGCGTTTCATAAACATCCGCTGCACGTTGCAGGTTTTCACCAGATTTACTAAACCTTTCTTTAAACCCTTTCTTCTGCTTAACTGCAGCAGGGCGTATACCCTGACGGTCTTTCTCTACTTGCTCTTGGAGTTTTGAGTTTGGGGCTACTGAGTACCGGATATCAGATTCTTTTTCAGGCTGATATTCATGTCGTAATCCACCATTTTCAGCATAATCATAACTAATAGGTGTGGCATGACTAATGTTAAAATCAGACCCTTTTTCACTTTCAAAATCTTGACCTTTAATTGAAAGCTTATCCATGAATTCTAATGATTTACCTTGTCCAATGTTGAACACAACAGGCACCTTTGTCACACCATCATTTCTAAGTGCGACCATTCTATGACGACCTTCATGACTATCGATTTCAAACGTGTCGCCTTTTAAAGTACCATATAATGTTATTGGTTGAGTTTCATCAGCCATTGCTTTTATATTTAAAGGGGTTGCTTCTTTTTCAATTCTTTTTAAAAACTCTTTTGTAGTAGTCGCTGCTAAAAAGTCTTTGGGGGATACATATGCAACAAACGCCTTTGTTCTACTATCATCATTAGTGTATGCGTATTCTTTCAATAATCGATCCATACGTTCTTTAGATAAATATAATTGTTTATCTATGATTGCAGCTTTTTGTCCAGTATAAGAAAACGCCGTACCTTCACGTACAGAACGTTCAGAAGTTTTAGATTCTCTACTTAGTGCTCTCGCTGCAAGGTGGCGGATATCTGACTCGGTAATGCTAAGTCTTGCACCAAATGTGGTGCGCACCCAGTTTTTAACAGCTGATATTGCACGTTTTACAATAGGTAGATTAGGCGCATTCTCAACTAAGTATGCTAAGGTTTCTTCACCTTTTAAGTGTTCTGGTGTATTCTCAGGGACAGCTTGTCTTGCACGGTCAAACGCATTCCCCTTAGTGGTCAGAGCTTGAGAGGTTAAATCCCCCCAGACTTTATCACCCACCATACCTCTCATACCAACGTGTACACCCATCTCATGCATCGCCACTCTAGGTAGCGTCTCTGGGGTTAACTTATTAGCTACTAGATGCACCTCACCTTCTGATGTGGTAAGCCCCTGTACGTTTTCTGGATGTCCTTCACCTGGTAATGTGTCCATACTATCGTGAAGCGTTAACTTACCGCTCTCAACAAGGCGTTTCATCTCAGGTGTAAGATGAGGCTGCAAAGACTCTACGTTATGCTCCGTTATAGCATCTGATATTGATACGGAAGGTTTAGGCTCTGTTTCGGGCGCTACGTTCTCAGTTTGTATTTGTTCTTCTGTTTCTGGCGCTACCACTTCTGTTTCGGGCGCTACTGTTTCTGTTACTTCTGGCGTTACTTGTTCTGTTTCTGGTGCTACTTGTTCTGTTTCTGGTGCTACTTGTTCTGTTTCTATTACTTCTGGCGCTACTGTTTCGGGCGCTACATTCTCAGCCTGTGGCTGTTCTGCCGCTGGTGCTGTCTGCCGCGCATACTCGCGTTGTTTTTCTAAATGGGCTTCCCATGCAGTGTCATCAAATTCTTTAGGTAGAGCAGAGGCAAAGTCTATACCTTCTTCACCTTCTTTAGGGGCTTCTTCACCTTCTTTAGGGGCTTCTTCAGACTTGTACCGTTTTAGACGCTCATCGAGTGCATTGATAGACTCTTCTGATTGATAATGCTTAGGGTCCGATAACTCTGCATAAAGCTCTGGATGGTCTTCAGGAGTTACACCCGCAAGCTCAAGCCCGTTCTCCATGTCTACTTTACGGTCTCTATCAGAATAAGTTTGAGTAGGCTGTGTTGGTTGTACTTCACCTTCTGGTTGAGTTTCTGGGGCTGGAGCTTGTTCACCTTTACCGCTTATTACAGCTGCACCGCCACCCATAACAGTACCTAAGATAGAACCTAGTGTTGCATCGTCAACAGCTCCTTCAAGAAGTGTAGGTAAGTTAGTAGCACCTTTTGCATAGTTGTCCCAGATACGCTCTTGCCCTGATTGAAGTGCTTCTTCTGCACCTTCACCTAATGTAGACACAAGGACTCGTTTAACAACACTGGGGTTGCGTGCAGCCTCTTCACCCATATCTCTAGCAAGTGTACCGTATAGAGTATCTTCTACGTTAGTACCGCCAGCTTTAGATACAAGCTTACCTGCAAACCGTCCGATAACTGCATCTAGTGCACCTGACCCAATAGCGGCAAGCTCTCCTTTGCCTGAGAGTTCTTTATCTGGAGCTTCTGCGGTAAGTTTCTGGGCTTCTTGTCCCATCTGTGCAAAACCTTCACCAATACTCGGTGCGTACTTCGCCAGTGCAGGAACACCTTTAGTTAGTAGTTTAGCTTCTGCCCCGCCTGTAAGCATAGGGATAATATTCTCGCCAACTAACTCAGCTACAGCAGAGGGGTTTTCTATAGCTGCACTTAGGATATTACCTGCACCCTGTGCTTCAGTTAGGTTTTTATAGGCTTGCTGCTGTTGAGGAGATGCGTTCTCTTGCAAATACTCCTTAGCTTTCCCTAAGTCAACACCGTGCTCACTAAGATACTTAGTTGCATTAACCCCTGGAAGCAGGTCTGCTAAACCCTCGACCTGTTGAAGCCCACTAATACCACTTCTACCCGCAGTAACACCTATATCTTTAACTATATCTGCACCAGTACGAGAAGGAAGTTCTTCTGGTTGAGGTTCTCTACCCCCGTCTACATTAGTTATAGGTACACCATCAAATTCTTTAGAGGCACGCGCTATAACCGCTTCTGGTGTAATATCATCAGGCGCATTCTCATAAACGTGCTGAGTACCATCTTCAAAGGATACTGTAATATTTCTAGGCATAAGATTACCAGTTAGATACGGATGTTTTACCAATAGGCGCAGGGTTTACAGCTTTTGGTTTGGGTTGTGGTGTAGGAGTAGATTTAGTCCATTCTGGTCTATGTTTGTCCCACCACGTCTCTTCTTCTACTGGCCCTTCTTCAGGTACGTAACCAGACGTATCAATTTTAGTTAAAGAATTTAATTCATCGTTCATCTTACCTAAGGCATACTTAAATTTCCCTATTTGCTTTTTATCGGGGTTTTCAGCAGCAAGCTCGGCAGCTAGTAGTTTTTCAGTATTAGCAAAATTAGTGTTTAAATCCATTACACGCCGTCTAATGTCTTTAGCATTAGTTCCTTCTGCGCCATCTTCATTTGCATAATGAGCTCTTAGGATAGCATTGTGTTAGGCTGCATTGCCTGCCGTTAATCGTTGTCCTTCCCTTTCAACATTAAGCTTATCATACCCTAGTTTAGTTGCATCACCGTGAATACCCGCTTGTAATTTAGCGGCTTGTTTTTCTAAAGCACGTTTTTCATTAGCGGCTTGTTTATGTTCAACACTATTAAACCCGAAGTTAGCAGCAGCAACAGCTTCAGTTCGTTGAGCTTCTTCCATTCTTCCACGAAGTTCATCAAGCTTATCCATCCGGCCTGCAATAGCTTTCTTAGACTCGCCGTAAGCAGACAACCCTTTAGATGCACCTTCACCAATATTAGCAAACGCATTAGGTGAAGTCCCTGACATCGTAGCAAGGCCTGCTTGCATAAGAGCCATCCAAGGCGCTTTGTCTTCCTCACCTTTAAGTGACGCTTCACGCGCACTGATGCGCTCTTCCTGCTTCGCAATCGCTGGATTAGTACCAATAGAACTTAAATATCTGTCTCTTTGAGCGTTCGGGTCTAAGTCAGCCCCAGTATAGGCAGGTGCATAGTCTGCTTCATCAACTTGATATGGCGTATCACCGCCCTCAGCAAAAGCAATAATCCCCCCCCCTGCATAATCACTTTCATCAATGCCACTAGGCAAAGAGTCAATCCCACGAGGTTCTGGAGCTTCTTCCACTTGGCGAGCCATGTGCTCTTGCATGACATCATTATGAGCGGCGTCTAGGATTTGCTGTGCTACGGGTGGTTTAGGTGCGCCTTGTTGAAGCGCTTGTTGCTGCGCCATCGCTTGCTTCTGCGCCATTGCTTTTTGTAGCATGGGGACTACAACATAGTCGGGTACACCGTTTTGGCGAGCTTTAAGTAGCTGGTCAACAGAATACATAGAAGGGGTATTCATCATCTTATTTTCCTCCTTTCATTGCGTTATACACCGCTAAGTCACCGATACCACCACTCTTAGCTTTAGGCTCTTTAATGGCACCACCTTTCTTTTTAAAGGCTTGATATGCACCCACACCCGTAGCAATCGCACCAGCTCCCAGAGACAGAGGGTTTGGTGCTGGTGTGAACGAACTCATATTTCCAGTCTGCACACCGTTAAGTGCGTTAGCGTATCCGCCCAAAATTTCCCAAGGGTATTTTTGTTGGTAGTCATTTACAGCAATGGCGTTATTAATAGTCTGTTGTTCATTGGCTTGTCGTTGTGCACCAAATTGGTTTTGTAGTCCAGCAATAGATTGTTGTTGTGCTAACTGCTGATTACCGATACTAGCTAGTTGTTGCCCTGCTGTACCTGCCATACCATACCCAGACTGTGCTGCACCGACACCTGACAGACCAACACCCGCACCTTGCATCGCTTGTGCTTGTCCAGATAACCCAGTTTGAGCGCCAGATAGACCATACTGCCCTGCGCCTGTAGCCGTAGTGACACCTTGAAGTCCTGTTTGAGCACCTTGAATACCTGTGTTGTACCCTTGAAGACCAAGCTGTGAGCCCTGCAAAATATTACCTTGGGCTGTATCGTAGGCTGATTTATAGCCTTGACCGATGAGGTTTGCTTGCGCTAATTGATTAGACTGGTCGTTAAGGTTATTTTGCACCATCTGACGACTACCGCCATACGCCCCAGCTTGCGCTGCTTGTGAATTAGATTTCTGGTTAGCGATAGCATTCTGTTGGTCCATCAACGCAAGTTGAGGTTTCAGTGACGCTTCCAGATAAGGGTTCATGTAGGCGTTAACTGTCCCTGCATTAGTAGCTTTATTCTCGTAAGACTGACCGATACCCGCTCCAGCCGCACCCATCACAGCACCAAGACCGCCGTAGTTCTGTGCACTATTACCTAGAATATTCGCATTCTGAGCCGCTGTATCAGCCGCCGCATTCCCTAATTGCGCCGAGTTAAGACCCGCTTTATACCCTGCACC